CAGTGGGAAAAAGACTCTGTGATTGATCAGACAGAGCCAGGAAAAGAGATTACTCGCATTCCTCTCCTCCACAATCAGTTCAACAAGTATATGGCGTTGCATAATCTTGCAACCAAACGTGCTATTCTTGAGTATGATCGTGTCAAGAAACTCAAGTGGCTATACTATTCAGGCAAACTTGATCAAGACGACCTCGATAAACTTGGCTGGGAACCGTTCCGTTTTACGCTCAAGTCTGATATCAGTGTATACATTGACGGTGATGATGATCTAATCAAACTCAAAACCAAGAAAGCCTATCACGAAGAAGCAGCTAACTTTTGCGTCAACGTGATGAAAGAACTCAACAATCGTACATGGCAACTAAAAGAGTTCATCGGCTGGGAGAAGTTCATCCAGGGTCAGCATTAATGTGTGATGTAAGAGTTGAAAAACTCAACAACATCTATGTCAAAGTAATTGCCGACGATGGAATTACTCAAGAACTTGCTGACTTCTTTACATTTGAATCTCCTGGACATCAGTTCAGCCCTGCCTTCCGCAACAAACATTGGGATGGAAAAACTAGACTGCTCAGCCTAAAGACTAAACAAATCTATCTTGGTCTTGAACGATACATACGCAAGTATTGTAAAGATGCTGGCTACAGCTACGAATATGATGGCGATGAGGAGATCTATCCATTAGACACCAAGAATATTGCAAACGCTCTGTCTCTTCCAGAAGATAAACAGCCAAGAGATTATCAGTTGTTTGCTTCTAGTTTTGGTCTGACAATGAAGCGTGCAGTATTAATCTCGCCTACAGCTTCAGGTAAGTCCCTTATTATTTACATGATGATTCGTCATCTGTTAAACACAGGTAAGAAGCGCGGATTACTGATAGTTCCTACGATTAATCTAGTTGCTCAGATGCACTCTGACTTCAAAGAATACTCGGTCAATAACGGATGGGATATAGACAAACATTGTCAGCAGATTTATGGTGGTCAAAGCAAGATTGCCGACTCTGATCTAGTCATCTCTACGTGGCAGTCAATCTTTGACATGCCACAGAAGTATTTCAAGCAGTTTGATTTTATCATCGGCGACGAGGCTCACACCTTTAAAGCCAAGTCACTCACTGCTATTATGACAAAGCTAATCAACTGTGATGTGCGTATTGGTACTACAGGAACTCTTGATAACAGCGAAGTAAACAAGCTAGTCCTTGAAGGTTTGTTCGGTCCAGTTCGTCAGATTATCACAACCAAAGAACTAATTGACCGCAAGCAGCTAGCAGACTTCTCCATCAAGTGCATTGTGCTCAAGTATCCCGAGGCTATCTGTAAGTTGACAAAGGGTAGGACTTATCCAGAAGAAATGGACTTCCTAGTATCATATGAAGAACGCAATCGATTCATTCGTAATCTTGCGATAAGTCTTGAAGGAAATACGCTTGTATTATTTACTTATGTCCAGAAACACGGTAAAATATTAAAGTCGATGATTGATGACAAAGTTCTTGGAAGAAAAGATGAGCGCAAAGTCTTCTTTGTTTCAGGAGCCACGGAGGTTGAAGATAGAGAGGCTGTGCGTCGTATTACTGAAAAAGAAAACGACGCGATTATCGTGGCTTCCTATGGCACATTCTCTACTGGAGTCAACATCAAGAATCTTCATAACATTATCTTTGCTGCTCCGACCAAGAGCAAGATCAGAAGCCTACAGTCTATCGGGCGTGTGCTGAGACTTGGTGATAATAAAGATAAGGCTGTGCTATATGATATTGCTGATGATCTTCGATACAAAGATAATGTCAATTTCGCATTGAAGCATTACGAAGAGCGTATCAAGATTTACAGCGAAGAAAGATTTGAGTTTAAAACTACTAACGTCAGGATAAATTAATGCCAGATGCAAAAGACTTAAGATTTGTAAGACTTCGGAATACAGTAGAAGATTTAATTGGCTATGTAACATATAAAGAAGGGTATGTGACTATTGAACATCCTTTGCGTGTTGAAATTGAAACTCTTTTCGACGAAGGTAGACAGATACTCGCTATGCAAGAATATCTACCACAATCAATAGTAGTGATTAAAGAAATTGATATTCTTTCTGAAGAAATTATGTTTGTCACTCCAATCCGCGAAGACTTTGTGGAACAGTATGAATACGTTGCAGATTTTTTCTATAATAATACGACTACATTGCGCGACGCATCAGGTAAAAAGAAAAAGAAAAAAGATGGAGACTCAGACAACGTTGTTTCTATCATGGAAGCAATGATAAACAAAAAAGACAAACCAGTACATTGAGAATAATATGGCTAAGAATCACTATATAAGCAATAAAGACTTCCTGACTGAGATGATTAAGTATCGTCAGTCAATCGCCAAAGCAAAGAAAACTGGTGAAAAGAAACCACAGATTCCGCGCTATGTGGCTGAGTGCTTTATGAAGATTGCTGAGAATCTTTCTCACAAGCCAAACTTTCTATCCTATACTTTTCGTGATGAAATGGTTGCAGATGCTATTGAAAACTGTGTGATGTACGTTGACAATTTCGACCCAGGCAAGTCTAGCAACCCATTTGCCTATTTCACGCAGATAACCTATTACGCATTCTTGCGTCGCATTCAAAAGGAAAAGAAGCAGCTATATGTTAAGTACAAGGCAACTGAGAATGCAGGTACACTTGATGAATTTGAGTTAAATCAAAATGAAGATGGAACGTTTCGTCAGTTTGAACTCTATGAGAACATTTCCGAGTTCATCGAGAACTATGAGATTGCAAGAAATAAAAAGAAAATAGAAAAAAAAATTGCGTTAGAAAAATTCGTAGAAGATGATCAATGAAGATTGCGATTTTGGGTGACACACATTTCGGCGTGAGAGGAGATAGTCTAGCCTTTCACAACCTATACAAGAAGTTCTATTCAGAACTGTTCTTTCCGTATCTTGAAGAGAATGGAATTAATACCATCTACCAGCTAGGTGATCTGTTTGATCGTCGCAAGTATATCAGCTTTCAAACACTTGCTCTATCTCGTAAGTATTTCTTTGATGTTATGCAGCAAAAACAGATTCAGTTCTATACGTTACTAGGCAACCATGACATTACATTCAAGAATACGCTTGAAGTCAACTCACCACAGCTGCTACTGCAAGAGTATGAGAACATCTGTATTTTTGACAAACCCTTTCATGACAAAGAACTAGGCATTGATATCATTCCTTGGATATGTCAAGACAACGAAGCAGAGATTCAAGACTTCATCAAGCGCAGCACGGCAACTATTTGTTTTGGTCATTTTGAACTTGCTGGGTATGAGATGGATCGTGGCAATATTTGCCATGAGGGTATGAGTGCGACTGAGTTGAAGAAATACGAAACAGTTCTTTCTGGACACTTTCATCACAAAAGTAACGACGGGCATATTAACTATGTTGGGACACCCTATGAGATGACTTGGGCAGACTGTGATGATGTGCGCGGTTTTCATATTCTTGACACTGATACTCGTGAACTGACGTTCATTGCTAATCCTCATAGAATGTTCTTTAAGATTCGATACAACGACGAAAACATCGAATCTCTTGGTGAAATCGCGCAAGCAGATTATTCTGATCTAGCTGGTAAGTATGTCAAGATTGTTGTTGAAAAGAAAACTAATGCATACATGTTTGACACGCTGCTTGATGAGATCGCAAAAGCCAACCCTTTAGATGTGACTGTGGTTGAAGACTTCACAGAGATCACAGCCGAAGCCGAAGATATGGACGTTGATCAGGCTGAAGATACAATTACGATTCTGAATAAGTATATCGATGGTTTGACTTTGCCTGTAGAATCAGATAAAATAAAGACTGTGATGCGCGATGTATACAATGAAGCAATCACAATGGAGTCTATGTGATCGTATTCAAGACTGTAAGATACAAGAATTTCCTTTCAACAGGAAACATCTTCACTGAGATTAAACTTGATGCCAACCAAACTACGTTGATCGTTGGTGAGAATGGTGCTGGCAAGTCTTCATTCTTGGATGCAATCACATTTGGTTTATTCGGAAAGCCTTTCCGCAACATCAACAAGCCTCAGCTGATCAACTCAATCAACGGCAAAGACTGTCTTGTTGAACTAGAGTTTGCCATTGCCTCTAAGAACTATAAAGTCATTCGTGGTATCAAACCTAATCTGTTTGAGATCTGGTGCGACGGTGAGATGCTCAATCAAGATGCAAGGTCAAAGGACTATCAGGATCAACTAGAGAAAACAATCTTACGGATGAACTACAAGTCATTCACTCAGATTGTTATTCTTGGCTCTACTAACTTCACTCCATTCATGCAGCTATCAGCGGCTGATCGCCGAGCAGTCATTGAAGACTTGCTAGACATTCAGATTTTTAGTTCTATGAACATGGTTGTTAAGAGTAAGCTATCAAGCGCAAAAGAAGACGCCGCGCAGCTAAAGACTCAGATTGATAACGTCAAAGAAAAGATCGAACTGCATAAAAAGCATCTTGACGAACTTAAGAAAAACTCAAAGGAAATTGTCGATTCTAAGAAGAAAGAGGTTGAAGAAAACAAACTCGCACTCGAGAGTCTAGTCACTGAGGCTGCTGCAAAAGAAACTGAGATTGAGAGCCTTGAATCGCAAATCGTTGATGAAGATTCAAACTCAAAGAAGTTCACGAAGCTCAATCAGCTAGAAGCCAAGATAGAAGGCAACATTCAGAAACTTGAGAAAGACATTGCTTTTTATTCTGAGAATTCTAATTGTCCAACTTGCGATCAGACGATTAATAACAAAGATGAAAAGGTGCACAGCTGCATTTCTAAGATCGAAGAGCTGACTGGTGGCTTACAAAAACTGAAGGATGAAAGTGATGCAGTCCTAAAGCGTATTAATACTATCAAGACAGTTCAAAAAGAACTCAAGATTTTTGAACAAGAACTGGTGCGTATTACAACTAGCCGCAAGCAAGTTAAAAGCTATATTGCGAAACTAGAGAATGAGATCGAAGAAATAGAAGGCAAGCCAGCGATGAGCGACAACTTCAAGGCTCAGTCTAAAGAACTACTAAACAATCTTCAGACATTTAACGAGCAGCGCAAAGAAGCTGTCATCAATATACAGCACTATGAGATTGCGCAGCAGCTATTAAAAGATGGCGGAATCAAGACTAAGATCATCAAGCAATACATCCCTGTTATCAATAAACTGGTCAACAAGTATCTGGCTGCGATGGACTTCTTTGTCAACTTCAACATCAATGAAGAGTTCAAAGAAACTATCAAGTCTAGGCATCGTGATGACTTCAGTTATGAGAACTTCTCTGAGGGTGAGAAGAAGCGTATTGACTTGGCTCTACTATTCACTTGGCGAGCAGTAGCAAAGCTGAAGAACAGCGCGAATACTAACCTTCTGATCTTTGATGAAGTCTTTGATGGATCTCTAGACAATAATGGCACTGAGGAATTCCTCAAGCTAATAAATATGCTTAACGACAATACAAACATCTTCGTGATCTCACACAAGGGTGACGTCTTGGTTGATAAGTTTAGTAACACATTAAAATTCGCGAAGGTCAAAAACTTCTCACAGATGGTGTAATCATGGCACAGAAACTCAAATATTATAATAATGATTTAGTCAAATACGAAATCTATAAATTAGTAGATTGGTATGATTCGATTCTTCGCCAACCGACTATCCCAT